AGAGCGCCGATATACCCCCGCAATGCCAATTGCAGAGGGGAGGGTATAAATAATTAAGAACCAACTTAAGGAAAAGTCACATTTTAACATATATGCGATATGGGCGGAAAAAGTGGCAAAAAGAGGTGGTTTTTTGAGCGAAAAAACAATCAGGGACAGAGCGAAGTATGAGAAGAACAAGATAATAAGACTCCTAAAGGCAGCAGGCGCTTCGGAAGGAACAATAAAGCTCCTACAGCCAGTCATTCAGAATACGGCATCACTCAAGGCAAAGTTGGACGATGCACAGGAAGAAATACAGGACGCGTCCCTGATCATTGAATGGGATAACGGGGGAGGGCAATCCGGTGTGAAAGAAAATCCGATATTCCGGATGTATGAATCAATGTGGAAGTCTTACACATCAGGAATGAAGTTGATACTTGGCTATCTTCCGGAAGATACGCGAAATGCCAGGAAGGAAGACACGAAGGCGAATGTATTACAACTTGTGAGGGATAAACACACAAAGAAAGCATGAGAGGAAGTCAGGAAGCAAGAATCAGTATAAAGCCAAAAAGAAGCAGCACCGATGGAGAGGATGCTGCTCTTTTAATGAGTGAGTATGGATGCGAACTAGACAAATGGCAAATGGACATCATAGATTGCTGGCTTGGAAAAGATAAAGCCGGTAAATACAATGTTACGTCTGCCGGGCTATCTGTTCCGCGTCAGAACGGAAAGAATGTATGTCTTGAAGCAAGAGAGTTTTATGGTTTGGTAGTGAATGGGGAGAAGATCCTTCATACTGCACACCAGGTCAGAACTTCAAAGAAATCTTTCCGGAGACTTGCGGCCATGTTCACGGACAAACGGCATCCTGAGGTGACAGATATAGTTCAGACGATTCGGTACACCAACGGTGAAGAGTGCATCGAACTGGATAATGGAGGCGTGATCGAGTTTTGTGCAAGATCAAGGCAGGCTGCTCGTGGATTTGATGGAATCAGTCTTGTAGTATATGACGAAGCGCAGGAATTGACGGATGATCAAGTGGAAGCGATCATGGCAACATTGTCCGCATCGGCAACCGGAAATCGTCAGATCATATACACAGGAACTCCGCCATATCCGGGGTGTCCGGGAAGTATATTCAGGCGTGTACGCACATCTTGTATCACAGATCCTGGAAAGCATGATGCGTGGCATGAGTGGAGTGTGTGCGCAGATAGCATCGATGATATCAATGCTAGCGATAAAAGCCTTTGGTATATGGCAAATCCGGCATTGGGAATAAGACTTAGTGAAGAGTTTACAGAAACGGAATTCACGACGCTTAATAAAGATGGATTTGCCAGAGAACGACTTGGCTGGTGGTCGCCGATACTGACAGATAAAACGGATTATGCGATAAGTGAAGAATTATGGGACAACTGCAAGTCAGAGAAAGTGGCGCCGGAAGGAAAGACTGCTTACGGTGTGAAGTTCAGTCCGGACGGATCGGAAGTAGCGCTTTGCGTTGCTGTTATTCCGAAAGATGGAACTGCTCGGATAGAGCTCATAGAGCGTAGGCCGACAGGTTTAGGCACACAATGGCTCGCAGACTGGCTGAATGTAAGATATACAAAGGCTGCATGCGTTGTCGTTGACGGTAGGAACGGTGTTGATGTTTTGTGTGACAAAATTGCAGAGGTTTGGAAAGCAAAATATTCCATAATCCGGCCTTCAGCAAAAGAAGTGATAGCTGCAGTGAGCGGCCTGATGAATTCTCTGGGCGAAAACACTGTTACTTGGTATGCGAAGCAGGATGATCTGAGAGAATCAGCAATATCATCAGTCAAAAGAAAAATCGGCGGAGGCTGGGGCTTTGGTGGGGATAATTCTGCGCCAATAGAAGCATGTGCGCTGGCATTATGGGGCGCGAATACGAGCAAGCGTGATCCATCACGAAAAATGCTTATAGGATGAGGAGAGAAACATGCAGTTCAATATTGTTCCGGAACAGATTCTAGGTTTTAGAGTTGATGAGATTCAAAACTTCAAAGATCTGCTTAATATTTTCTCGCAGCATATTTCGAGGAATATCGAGAAAAATCGTTATTATGAGGGAAAGATTTCAGTCGGCTCGGTAAATCTCGGTATAGCGTTACCGGAAGGACTTCGGAAGCTCGAGATCGGTTGTGCGTGGGGCGCTAAGACGGTTGATGTCTTGGCGGCGCGTTCAATGTTTGACGGATTTGTCGGACTAAACGGCGAGGACGTGGAAGATCTCGATGAGATTGTGGCGGCGAATAATCTAGTGGCGGAATATGCAAAAGCCTGCAGAAATGAGCTGGAGTACGGTTGTACGTTTGCAACGTTGTCGGCCGATTCTGATATCGGTTGCAAGATCCGGTTCCACTCTCCGCAGACCGCAGCTGCGACCTGGGATGGAGAGAAGGGCAGAATCTATCGTGGTTTTGCCATCATCGATACGGCTCCGGACGATATCAATTCGTATGATTGGAGACCTTCGCTGGTAAATTATTATACGGATGACGCGATTTGGGTGCTGGAGAGGCACGGAAACGGCAATTGGTATGCGACCGAACATCCTCATAAGATGGGCAGACCTTTGATGGAGGCTCTCATCTGGAATTCTACGGCGGATAAGCCGTTTGGACGTTCCAGGTTGAAGGAGCCGGTTCGGAGATTGATCGACAGTTACGTCAGAACCATTGCGAATGCTACGATCGGACTTGAATTTGCGACATCTCCGCAGAAGTACCTGCTCGGGATCACGGATGATCAGTTTGAGGCTGTCATTAACGATAAATTCAGACAGTATGTTGGATCAATTATCGCAGCGACACCGAATCCGGAGACAGGGAACAATCCTTCCTTCGGGCAGCTGCAGCAGGGCACGATCTCTCCGCACGTTGAGATGATCCGGATCTTGGCAACACAGTTTTCTGCAGCAACCGGTTTAACTGTGACGGATGTTGGTGTTGTAAATGACGCAAACCCGACCAGCTCTGATGCGATCCTGGCGCAGAGTCAGACTCTGATCGGTATGGCGGAACAGTTGAATGTTGGAAATGGCAATTCCCTTCGGAACATTGCTTTGATGGCACTGGCTATAGTGAACAATGTTAAGATCGAGGATCTGGACAATGATCAATATGATGTTGTTGCACATTTCAAGAACCCAGCGATGCCGAGCGTGGCAGCCACGGCAGATGCAGCCATAAAGATTGCATCGGTTCGTGAGAATTTTGCATCGACAGATACGTTCCTGGAGATGATCGGGTTTGGGCCTGCAGATATTCGTAGGATCCGGGCAGAGGAATCGAAGAGCAGAGGGCTGTCCGTTCTGGAAGAGATGAATAATGGCACAGATAACACAGAAACAGTGGAAAACGTATATATCGAAACTCCGTCAAATCAATGATACTGCGGCCGAAGAGTTCAGGGGGATAGTTATAAGCAATGGTGGCTATGGGAACATGGACCGTCAAACGTTGATCGACTACGCTTATGGGATCGCCACAAAATACGGAGAGGCATCGGCAGCTTTATCGGCACAGATGTATGATGCGGTGGCGGAATTATCTGGAGCATCGGTTCCTGCAGCAGTTCCTGCGGAGACTGCGTCATATTCCGAAGTCGCGAAAACAGTAAATGGAGTTATTAAGAGAACGGGGAGCGAAAGCGTCCTTACGCAGGAGGTTGGAAAACTTGTCAAGAAGGCCGGCGCGGACACAACGCTGAAAAATGCTTATCGTGATCGACCTAAGAGAAGGAGTTCGAAGCGCAGACATAGTGGGGCACAGGTTGCCTGGATTCCGAGCGGAGATACATGTCCATTTTGCTTAACGCTGGCTTCAAACGGTTGGCAAAATCAGACAGAGTGGGGAGCGAATAACCACGCGGAACATATTCATGCGAACTGTGACTGCACGTATGCGGTTCGGTTTGATAGTGATTTTTCAGTTGATGGTTATGATCCGGATGAATATAAGAAGATGTATGATGAGGCCGAAGGGTCCACTCCGAATGAGAAGATAAATTCCATGCGCCGTGATCAATATGCGCAGAATAGAGATAGAATTAATGCGCAAAAAAGAGCAGCTTATGCCGTAAGGAAGACTGAAAATTCTGTCTTAGTAGCATCATCAAGAGCGGATGCGTGGGCTAATTCTATTCCAGCAGATGCAAGAGATAATTATGCAGAAATTATTAAGCGCGGAACAAACCCAATGCAAAAAGGATTTTCTTGTTTTGGCGATACTCCAGAAGACAAATTATTAACCATTAGAGCTTCAAAAATTGAACCAAAAGAAGGTTTTTTTGATGTTGCAATGCATGGCGATGTCAATGTTGTATGTTTTGGGACGAATAAGCCGAACATGAGCCCGCGAACGTTGGCAAATATAATAAAAAGCAATCCTGATTATCATGGAGAGAAGATAAGGCTTTTTTGCTGCAAAACAGGTCAAACAGATATGTTAGAGGATTGGCAATACTGCTTTGCTGAAGAATTATCAAATAACCTTGGCGTTATAGTTGAAGCCCCAGATGATTTATTGTATATTATGAGTGATGGGGATTGGTATGTGGGCAGGAGTCGGAAGAAGGAACTAATTCCATTTACTCCAAATCAAAAAGGACGTTATAAATGATTAAAGAGTACAATAGACAATTTATCGGTCTTTTTGAAGGGCTTCCGTATGGATCATGCACGGAACATATTGAGGACTATAAGAGAAGTGATTGCAGACTAGAGAGAAGTTCTGTATTGGCTCATTTAGAATCTTTGGATGGAGCCTATACAAGTGAGCCTACATATGACCTGTTTACCGGAGAAAAATTTCTTGCAGGATTATGCGATGATGGTGATTTTACATTTACTACAGATTTTATCCGGTACTATAAGCAGGGGATAGTAGATATCCCAAAGGAATATGAAGATTATTTGATCGAAGAATTACATATCGCATAACAAGAATCTACATTTGTTGGGGCTTTTTATGTTTGGACAGCAAAAACAGAGGTTAACACCTCTGTTTTTTGTTATAAAAAAGGCCACGCGAGCCTATCGCGGAAAGCACTCATGAGAGGAGTAAATTGAATATGGAAAAAGAAACTGTGAATCAGGAAGCAACGGAAGTCAATGGCGCTGGCGAGAAAACTTTTACCCAGGCCGAGTTGGATCAGATCGTACAGGAACGGCTCAAGAGGGAGCGCGAGAAGTACGGAGATTACAATTCGCTGAAGGAGAAGGCTGCTCGCCTGGATGAGATCGAAGAGGCATCAAAGACAGAGCTTCAGAAAGCAACGGAGAGGGCCGAGAAGCTGCAGGCGGAGTTATCCGCTATGAAACATGCCGATGAGATCCGTTTGATCAGAGACAAGGTTGCACAGGCAACAGGGGTTCCGGTCGGACTGCTGTCCGGAGAGACCGAGGATGCTTGTACAGAACAGGCAAATGCGATTTTGTCATTTAAGTCAGCGACACCGTATCCTACGGTACGTGACGGTGGCGAGGTCGTAGTTAGCAACAAAATGGATGCGCGCTCCGCGTTTAAGGAATGGGCATCGCAAGTAAACGAATAACAGGAGGATATGAAAAATGTCAGGTATTAACACAAACAGAACCAATATCTCGCTGCCTACCAGCATCTCTAGCGAGATCATTCAGAAAACGCAGGAAGAATCTGCAGTCATGAAACTGGCTCGTCAGATTGCACTTCCTGGTAATGGATTAACTATTCCGGTAATCACTTCCGATCCGGAAGCGGCATGGGTTGATGAGACCGATGATAAGCCGGTCAGCAACCCTGGCTTAAGCACCAAGGTTATGAGAGGATATAAGCTCGCAGTCATCGAGCCGTTCTCGAATCAGTTCAGAAGAGATTATGGCGCATTATTCGATGCTCTGATCGCGAGACTTCCTCGTATCCTGGCGGAAAAATTCGATAACACCGTATTTGGTGGCACGCAGGCTCCGGGAGATGACTTCGATCAGCTGTCTAGCGCAACTGGTCAGAGCCTGGCTTCCGATGTATACGGCGGCCTGGTAGCAGCTGACACGGATATCGCACTTCATGGCGGAATCACGAATGGTTATGCCATCTCTCCGCAGATGAAGGGTATCCTGCTTTCCGCGCTGGATAAGAACGACAGACCTCTGTTCATCAACAGCGTAGCAGAAGGCGCTATCCCGATGATCCTCGGGAACCCGACCTACCTTACGAAGGGTGCGTTCGTATCTGGATCTCCTTCCACCATCGGTTTTGTTGGTGACTGGACGAAGGCTATGTACGGCATCGTAGAAGGTATCGACATCTCGTTTGCGGACCAGGCTACGCTGAAACTGGCTAATAATTCTACGATCAATTTGTTCCAGAAGAACATGTTTGCAGTAAGAGCAGAGATCGAGATCGGATTCCGCGCCGATACATCTGTATTCAACAAGCTCACTGCCACGTCCGTACCGAGCATCTGATGATTAAGTTCATCAACGCGCTGACAGGCACGGAAATGCTCGTTGCGGATGATCGCAAAGAAGAATATCTGGCGGCAGGTCACAAACTTGCCGCCAGCACTATTGTGAAGGCGAAAAAGGCAGAGACCGTGGCGGAGGAGCCGAAGAAGCAAACGCAGTACCGGCCCGCCGGGAAAAAGTCAGCGCAGCAGAGAAAGAAATGAGGTGAGATAGATGGCATATGCAACAGTTGAGGATGTTCAGGCGCGCATGTCGCGGGTAATGTCCGAATCGGAACAGGCCATCTGCGCCACCATGCTGGACGATGCTGCTGTTATCATTGATGCTTTTGCAGAAGGCGCATCGGACGACAAGAAGTTAATCGTGTCCTGTCGGATGGTTATCCGCCAGATGGGAGATGGCAGTGATGTCGGAGTTCCCATCGGAGCGACACAGGGATCCATGTCTGGACTCGGGTATTCGCAGTCCTGGACCATATCAAACGGATCAACCGGGGAGATGTACTTGTCGAAACTTGATAAGAGACTTCTTGGGATCGGAGACAAGATCGGCTCTTACTCGCCGGTCGAGGAATTGGAAACGGTGGTGTCTATATGAAGGGAATGACGGTTCAATTAGTCAAGAAAACTCAAACGGACACGGATCCGTTCGGAATGCCGATCGAGAAGGAAGAGGTCATTGACGTACCGGACTGCCTGGTGGGGCAGCCCACCACGGATGAGATCGCTGCGACAATGGAAATGTACGGAAAGCAGATTGCTTACGTAGTGGGAGTTCCGAAGGGCGATACTAATTCCTGGGTAGATACGGAAGTGATCATCTGGGGAGAAAGGTTTAGGACAATCGGGTTCCCGCAGACGGGGATCATGGAAAACGTTCCACTTCGGTGGGGCAAGAACGTGAGAGTTGAACGCTATGGCTGATTATGTATTCAGGAAAAATGACGCAGGTATCAAGAAGCTCCTGCAGTCAAATGAATGTTTGAAGACCATGGAGAAGTTTGCGCAGGGCCGAGGCGATGATCGGAGACCGTTTATCGGTTATGATCGGGCAAAGGTATTCGTGAAGGAGAAGAGATGATTGAAGTAGCGTTACGCAATTATCTGGAGACGAACTTAAACGGGGTCAAGGTGTTCATGGAGCAACCGAAGAACCCGCCGAAGAAGTATGTTCAGATGCGTTTGGCAGATGGTGGCAGGCTGCAGCATATTGATGCGGCCACGTTTTTTGTGGACGTTATTGCGCAGGATCTGTATTCAGCTGCCGAGCTGCGGGACTCGGTCAAGGGACTTCTTTTCGATGCAATTTGTCTTGATGGAATTACTCATTCGAGCATGGGCGGAGAACGTGCAAATACAGATTCGGCAAATCACGTCTATAAGTATGAACTAACGTTCAATTTTTTTTATTACGGAGAGGAGACATAGAGTATGGGTAACACAGCGACAAATGTTACAACTGGCAAGCCGAATATCAGCGGTGCTGTATATACGGCTCCTAAAGGGACGACAGTACCCACTGATGCAACTACAGAGCTTTCGACACTTTCAAATAAGTACGTATGCCTGGGGTATGTATCGGAAGATGGGTTAAGCAACAATAACGAGTTGACGGTAGAGGCGATCAAGGCCTGGGGCGGCAATATCGTTTATCGTTCTCTGACAGAGATGAATGACGAGTTCAAGCTCGCGCTCATTGAAACCGAGAACGCGGATGTTTTGAAGAATGTATATGGCGAAAGCCATGTTACGGTTGATGCTTCCGGAAACATATCAGTGGATGTGGTTGGCGAGGATCCGGTCGAAAGAGTATGGATCTTCGAGCTGGCGCTTCGTGGCGGCAAGGCAAAGAGAATCGTTATTCCAGATGGCGCAATTACGTCCAGAGACGAAATCTCTTACAACGATAGCGATCCTGTGGCTTATGGCATTACCATCAGTGCATATCCGGATTCGAATTCTTCAACGCATAAGGAGTACATCGAGGGAGATATTCCTTCGGCATAATCATAGAGGCAAGGCAGGGTATGGTAAAGGGAAAAACAAAAAGCGGCATAAAATTTCAGGTAAATGAGAAGGTTGCACGTGATGGCAGGTTTTTATATTTTCTGACCAAGATGCAGGACAAGAGTGATACGGTGGCTGGAACCAATGCATTTAACAGTATGCTGGAATTGCTTTTTGGGCCTGATGGCGGAGTGATTGAATTCATGAACGCAGTCGCTGCAGCAAACAATGGCATTTGCGACATTGATGTTATGATGGGTGAGTTGTCTGAAATATTTGACGCGTTAAAGGCAAAAAACTTGTCGTCCTCGCGCACGTCATAAACGAGTGCGAGGATCTTTTGATTTGTGATCTGGCAGAGACCTACGGCATTTATGACTATAAGGAGAGAGATCCTTTGCTTATAGCAACACTTGCCGTGGGTTTGCCAGACTCATCACGTGTAAAACGGAAATATAGTGGAGTAGATCTGACGCTGGATCAAATGCTGTTGGCCAGGATTGTTGACGGAGTCAACCTTTTGATTTGGCAAAGAGGCGGGCGAAAGAATAGCAAGCGGCCCGCAAGCATTTTGAAAAAGTTGATCGAGAAAGATAAGCCGAAAGACGAGCTTATGTCATTCCGCTCTCCGGAGGAATACGAAGCCTGGGTGAGACGGAAGAGGGAGAAATAAAATGGCAGATACCATAGGAACCGCGTATGTCCAGATAGAACCTTCATTTGATGGTGTGACTGGAAAAATTGAAAAAGAATTTGGCGGAGAAGCCGAAAAGGCAGGCACATCTTCCGGGAAGAAATTCGGCTCATCATTTGCAGGAGCAATTGGAACTGCGGGTAAGGTCGCAGCAGGCGCAATTGCGGCAGGCACTGCGGCAGTTGGTGGATTTGTAAAGGCATCTATCAGCGCAGGCTCTGAATATCAATCTGCATTCGCGCAGGTCGAGACTATTATGGATACTACAACTGTATCCGCCGAGGATATGAGTGCAGCCATACAGAATCTCTCAAGTGACATGGCCATATCCGCCTCAGACCTTGCCGGGACAGTATACAATGCTATATCTGCAACAGGAGACACAGCAAACGCCGTGAATCTTGCTGCGCAAGCATCAAAGCTTGCGACTGCAGGTTTCACAGACACAGGCTCTGCGCTGAGTGTACTTACAACAGCCATGAATTCATATGGATTGAGCGCTGATAAAGCCTCCGATATATCTGATTCGCTGATTGCAGTACAAAATCTCGGTGTGACAACAGTTTCCGAATTGTCTGCTTCAATGGGTAAAGCAATAGCTTCTGCTTCTGCTTATAATGTCAATCTTAACAATCTTGAGAGTGCATATGTATCACTAACAAAGGGCGGTATCAATACAGCAGAGTCGACAACATATATATCTTCCATGTTGAAGGAGTTAGGGTCAGAGGGGACCAAGGTTAGCGATACCATAAAAGCCAAGACAGGGAAGAGCTTTGCCGAGCTTATGAATGAAGGAAAAACACTCGGTGATGTTCTGCAAGTATTGAGTGATTCGGTGAAAGGTGATACGACCGCACTTATGAATTTATGGTCAAGCGCGGAAGCCGGAAAGGCCTCAAATGCTATTGTGTCACAGGGACTTGAACAGTTTAATGAGAATTTGCTCACCATTCAGGAATCCTCTGGACTAACCGAATCTGCATATGAGACAATGGCGGACACATTAGAGCATAAGACCGAATTATTCAAAACGCTTGGAACAAATCTATTGACATCCGTATTCCAAGGAATGGAGGGAGATCTTTCTTCTTTTGTTGACATAGGAAATGAGGCACTCAAGGCTATCTCGGAAGGATTTAATGAAGGCGGAATTGATGGCATGATGGAGGCTGTTGGGACAGCGTTGTCAGATATCCTTGCAGTAATAGCACAGAAATTTCCTGAATTAATAACAGCCGGGATGAGGCTGCTTGAAGCGCTCAGGCAGGGACTATTGCAGAATCTACCAACCATCGCATCAACTTTTTTTGATTTAATTCCGCAGATAGTGCAGTCTATTATGTCAATGCTCCCGCAACTATTAAGCGTTGGTGTTCAAATAATAGGAGAACTGGCTTCGGGCATCGCAGAGGCATTGCCGACATTGATTCCGATGGCGGTGGAGATCATTACGCAGCTGGTCCAGATCATAATTGAGAATATTCCGATGCTGGTAGAAGCAGCTGTTCAGATTATTACTGGCCTGGTAGAAGGTATTATGCAGGCATTGCCGATCCTTATTGAGGCGCTTCCGGAGATCGTTACGAATCTGGTTAATGCAATGCTTGCAGCGCTTCCGACACTCATCCAAGGCATCATTCAGCTGGTGATGATGATCGTGCAGAATTTGCCGACCATAATTCAGGCATTAGTCGAGGCAATTCCGGAGATAATTACAGCTATTGTGCTGGCATTACCACAAAGTTTGCCGGCGCTGATCGAGGGTGCGGTTCAGTTGATTACAGCGCTTGCTGGAGCGTGGCCAGAGATATGCTATGCACTTTTCCAAGCGATCCCGGACATAATTGCCGCAATTGTTTTGGCATTTGCCGATCTGGGCCCGCAGTTAATTACGGAGCTTGGGAATGCTTTTGAGAGCCTGGGGCCGACATTTGAACAGATAGGCACGTACGCACAGGAGGCATGGAACGGCATCAAGGCAGCATTCGCGCCGGCAGGGACGTGGTTTTCGAATACTTTCAAGACCGCAGTCAACGGAGTGAAGAAGGCATGGAACTCCATCAAGACGTTTTTCGAAGGAGTGTGGAAGGACATCGTTTCGGTCTTTTCCAATGTCGGAGAGAAGTTCATGGAGATCGGTCGCAATATTGTCGAGGGTATCAAGAACGGTATCGCTGGGACCTGGGAGAACTTGAAGAACTTCTTATCGGCTGCCTGCGGAGACTTGATCGCGCTGGCGAAGAGAATACTTGGTATCGGCTCTCCGTCCAGAGAATTTGCGAACCAGGTCGGACGCTGGATTCCTGCAGGTATCGCTGAAGGTATTCAGAGCGGCATGGGAGTGCTTAACTCCGAGATACAGAAAATGACGGATGATGCGCTTGTTGGAACGATCACGACTTCCACCAATGCTATCAATTCGATCAGCTATGTACCGGAGACGGTTTCGGCTGGCAGTTCTGTCGTGATCAATAATAATATTCGAGTTGACGGAGCCCAGGATCCGGAAGCCTGGACGCAGACCTTTATCAGTACGCTTAAGCGAGAAGCGAGGATGGCTTAATGGCTATACAAAAACAGACAGCATTATCTATAACGAGATCATCCAATGTGGTCACCATGACGTGGAAACTTGCGGATTTTTACGATTCGCAGGAGACGTATTGGAGCATTGATGGAAAGAATGCATTGACCACGCTGGATGGTGACGATACGAGTGTTTCATATACGATTAATCTGGCAAACTATTTTCCTGCAAAGGAAGTCAAATTACCATCTATCACGATTGGTGTCCGGGGCATCATTGATGGGAATCCGGGGACTTGGGTCACGGCAACTTATAAGTTTGTCGCACCCAATGCTCCGGTTGTAAGCAAAGAATCACTTAAGTTCTTATGGGATACCGACACATCTTATATCGCCGGCAAAGGAGATCCGAACGTAGTTGACGTAGAGTATCAGCGTGTTGATTCTACCACGGCCACGCAGAAGCAGGTTTTGTGGGAGACTGGCGGATCATCATCTGATTTTGTTGATGTGACAGGGCAGGCGGCATCCGGGCAGGTAGTTTATACCGAGACCAACAAGGTTGAATGGTTTAGGTGTTGTGCTCGCGGCCTGAACGGCAAGAGTGCATGGACTTATGCATATCATGTAAACGCATACCCATACGCGGCAAAGGATCTCACGTCCAAGATATCAAAGCAGAATATTACGTTGAATTGGAAACCAACATCCACAGCAGAACACCCGCTTGACTATCAGCAAATCCAATATTGCTACGGAACTCCTACAACTGAAGATGCAAACGGAGTACCGATCTGCCCGGCCGGAGTGACATGGACAATTGGAGAGAACAATATAATACCGTCCGCAAAGACAGCCACTTTTGCGATTTCGCAGTATCCACCGGTTGATCAGTGCTTATTTGTGAGAATTGCATCGATCTGTGAAGGGAATACGACCTATTCCGATTCGGTATTTGTTATGTCAGGATCCCTTGTCGCGCCGACATTATCGAGCGTGGTTTCGGATCCTCTCACGAAAACGACAGTTTTGACGTTTGTCGACAATTCCACGGTGGGCCTGACCAAGATGGCTGCAGTAACGTCAGCTGGAAAGGTCCTGGGGACCGTAGCTCATGGGGTTACTTCAATTACAGTCAAAGGAATGCCGACCAATAAGGTGCAGTTCGGTATCAGAGCATTCCAGGGCGCGGCTCCATCAAAACCGAAGATGCGCTCCGATGATGTATTTTTGACTACCGGCAACGTACCTCTGGCTCCGACCAATGTGGCTGCGAAAGCGACAGAGAGAGAAGGGGTTGCAGAGATTTCATGGACGATTCCATGGACGGATGCAGAAGGCGCGGAGATATCCTGGGCGGATCATGACGATGCCTGGGAGAGCACCAAGGGCCCGGAAACGTATGCTATTGATCAGCGCGCTACCTGGTGGAATGTAGCTGATCTGACTCCGGGTCTTATTTATTATTTCAGAGTGCGGCTGAAAGATACTTCGGACACGTATTCTCCGTATTCAAAGATAGTTTCGCTATCATTCGCATCGGCTCCGGGCAAACCGGTGCTGTCGAGTTCTGCGGTTGCAGTCCAACCAGGGGAATCGTTTCAGCTGGCATGGACCTATGAGACAACGGATACCACGGATCAGGCGCTGGCTGTTATTTATGACAACGGCACCGAGCTGACGCGAGTGGAGAATAATGCGCAGCGAATTAGCATTACTCCCGCATGGACGTATGGATCCAGCCACAGCTTGACGGTTCGGACGACATCCAAGTCTGGTTTGATTTCGGCATTATCGGATGCCGTAACGATAACAGTGGCGGCGCGGCCTTCTATCAGTCCAATTGCATCCGCAATAACATCCGGTATCACGAACGGGGTTCTGACGGATCTGCCGATCGTCATCGAAGTGGAAGGCGCCGGGGACGGTGGCCAGACCACCATCAAGATCGAGCGCTTAAAGGACTATTTTGTCGAAAGGCCGAACGGATCCGTTACGGAAGGATATGACGGAGAGACCATTTATGCTGTCGCATTCAGCGGCGAGGCGCAGCTCACGATCACGGCAGAAGACCTTTTCGGGGCGTTTGATGATGGTGGAGAGTATCGCTTGACCGCGACTATCCAGGACTCTGTCGGACAAACGGCATCAGCGTATCTTGATTTTACAGTTAATTGGACGCACCAGGCCGAAACTCCGACAGCGACTGTAGTTGTTGATGCTGCGGATCTTACGGCCAAGGTCACCGCGACCGCTCCAGCTTCATATGTCGCTGGGGATACTGTTGATATTTACAGGCTTTCAGCTGATAAACCTGAGCTGATCGTTAAGGGTGGCGATTTTGGAACGTCATACATTGATCCGTACCCGGCATCCAATGGCGGGTATAGGTTTGTGGACGTGACAGCCAATGGGGACTATACCAATGCGACCGGCATCGCCTGGGTGGACGAGACGTGTGCTTTAACTTTGGATGATGCGATCATTGATTTTGACAATGAGCGAGTTATCCTTCCGTATAATCTGGAATTGGAGAGTTCCTGGGAGAAGGATTTTGAGGAGACGGTATATCTGAACGGGCATATTGTGGGTGACTGGAATGCTGCAGTTTCGAGATCAGGATCCATCAACACGGTTCTGCTCCGGAACGATCCGAGAATCAGGACGCTTCGGGACCTGGCTGTCTGGAATGGATTATGCCATGTAAGGACACCGGACGGATCCAGCTATTCTGCAAACGTATCCATTTCGGAATCAGAGAACTATTCCACGAAATCTGTCACTTTCAGTTTAGACATTACGCGGGTTGATCCGGAAGGTTACGAGGCGATAAGCGAGGCAAGCGCATGATAAATTATAGCAACGGCATCTCCGCGACATATTATGCAGCGAGAGTGAATCCGCTGACGTGGGCTGATGCTGGGGAGATAAATATTATATCTGGGAGTATCACGAAGAACGCGACAAGCGATCTGGTGGAGTCAGCAGACATATCTGTCAGCGAGGACATCGGTGCGGAGACCTGGATGCGGGTATATATGATAGCCGAGCAGAGCGGAGCCAAGGAACGGGTTCCGCTTTTTACTGGCATCGTTTCAAGTCCTTCGAGGAACATCAACGGGAGCACGGAGACCAGGAAACTGGACTGCTATTCCGTTTTGAAAGTGGCTGCAGACATTCTGCTCCCGGTAGGATGGTTTGCGCCGGCCTGGACGAACGGCGGCGAGCTGATCCGGTTATTGTTGTCAGATCTCCCTTGCCCGGTAGAACTGGACGAGGGTTCTCCAGCGATCATATCTTCTTTTGTTGCGGGTAATAAAGACTCGAAACTATCGATCGCACAGGAGATTGCGAAAGCGATAGACTGGCAGATTAAGGTGCGCGGGGACGGATCCATAAGGATCTGTCCAAAACCACTTACGGTCAGCGGCGCTTTTGACAGCATTGAGAACGATATCATAGAGACTTCGGTCACGGATGATCGTGATATTTTCTCGATTCCGAATGTTTTAAGAGTAACGCTGAACGGATCTGCAGCCACGGCGAGAGACGATGATCCTGACTCGGTATATTCAACGGTATCTCGCGGGAGAGAGGTATGGCAGCAGGAGGACGCGAAACTCGCTGCAGGCGAGAGCCTGGGGGAATATGCAGTCCGGAGACTTAAGGAACTGCAGAATACATCGAGAAAACTCAATTATACAAGACGTTTTCAACCGGACGTGGACGTGAACGATCTCGTTTCGATTATCTATCCACGGCAAAGTATCGGAGACGTATTCCGGGTCAGATCGCAAACTATTACGCTGTCGCACGGCGCGAAGGTAAAAGAGGAAGCCATAAATGAGTAGTCAGCAAGAATTACTGAATGCAATAAATACCATAAGCGGAAGTAAGGATAAGGCTTTTGATACTCCCGCGACAGTTCTGCGGGTCGATGGAGACACAGTATGGGTGCATATAGATGGCGGTGCTGATGAGACGCCTGTCCTGAAGACGATCAACTGCGAACAGGGAGAGACAGTGCAGGTCAGGATCAGCAATGGGAATGCTTTTCTTGTTGGAAATGCTTCCGCGCCACCTACGGATGATAAGACAGCGAATGTGGCCCATTTTGTCGCGGTCGAAGCTGATGCGAAAGCCACAGAGGCGATTGAAAGCATAACAGCCATTGAGCAGACTGTTCGCGAGAAGGTAGACATCGGAGATTCCAACATTCAGGACTTGTCATCCACCATGTATCAGAATGCGAATGGTGTGAATATTTACAATGACACGCTTGCGGTCGGAGATTCGTATGCGCATATAGATGGAGATTCCTTTGACATAAAAGAAGCCACAAGCGCAGGAGTAATAGATGATGCAAATGACATCACTCTTGCGACATTTGGCGCAAATGAGACAGTGATCGGACTTGTTGATGTTGACGGATATCGGGCAAAAATAAAAAACACCGGCATCAGCTTGACTTATAAGACACTTGATCCGTATTACGAAAGCGGCTGGAGCATTACAGCAGATCAAATATCCTATTATGGGTCTGGTGGGCATTTGTCAAATATGGCATCATTGACAGAATACGGACTCAATTTATCCATTCCACCGGGAGATAATATTCAACAGGCAAAGTATCTAAATGACTATGCGGAATTATATAAAGATGTAGACATGGGGGACACATTCCGCACAAGAATTGAAAGTGGCGAAATCACAGTAAACGATGAGAGAGCCGCCAATATAACAAAATATTCAAAGATCACTCCTGATGAGGTAAAAGTATATCATTCCACCTATTTATCAACTGACTATACAGACATCACTCCGGGACTTATTGAAAATACGGGAAATGTCAAGATCGGTGGCGAAGTTCAGGATTTGAATGGCACTAGAAAGTATGTCGCAGAGCCATCATCCGAAGGGACAAATGGCCAGGTTTTAACTACAGACGGAAGCGGCGGAAGGTTTTGGGCGACAGTCAGCGGTGGTCCGACAGTCTTGACGAGTACCACTATATCTGCGGCAACAACTTCCTATACTTTTAGCGATGCAGCGATCGCTGTGGACTCGGTTATTGATATATATGATACGATTTTTGGCTTTGCTCCGACAGGAATGACAGTCAGCAATGGCAGTTGCGTGGTCACGTTCCCCGCGCAGAGCAGTTCGCATACCATCAAATTATTTGTCTATTAAGGAGGGAAAATGATGTATTTCGTTTCATGGTATCTTCACAACAAAGAAAATGACGGATGGGCATATAAGGTCGAAAACAAGTATGCCGATCTCGATGCTGCCAAGAAATCATATTACGGACTTTTGGCAAATTATGTCGGCAGTTCTGTTTATGATTCTGTTGCGGTCATGCTCACTGATTCACTTGGGAATCGTGTTATGTCAGAGTTCTGGCTCGCACCGCAGCCAGAGCCGAATGAGGGGGATGAATAATGGCATATTTTAGGGCTAATACCGGTGGCAGTGGTGGTGGAGGAACGCTCCAAACGCTAATAATTGATTATAATGGAAATAGGTTTTCCGGCAGGAATCAGTACAGTGTAAATGTAGCAAGTTTTCTCCCGGATGATTATCAAAATCTCACATTGGACAATTTTTCTGTGAGTCCTGATTTTACGTATCAAGCAAACACGAATAATCCCGGGACGAGTGACTTAACATTGTTTTTGGCATATAACAGTTCGACCGGGATCCTGTCTGTTGGGAGACGTGCAACGAGGGCCCAAGTTGGAACAACGCAAACATACTTGAATATAAATTATTATATCAAAGTCACATATTACACATAGGAGATATGGCATGTTGGGGATGTATATCTTTTTAGGGGTCTGTTTGGCAATTGAAACATTTTTGTTTGTTCTTATTGTGCGGGGTTTATCGAAGGGAGGAGAAGAATGATTGATTGGAAAAGAAAACTAACGTCAAGAAAACTGTGGTTAAGTGTGGCATCATTTGTATCGATGCTCTTGGTGGCTCTGAATTACACAGAGAATCAGGCTGCACAGATTGCGGCACTGATTATGGCGGGAAGTTCTGTTCTGGCATACTGCCTCGGAGAAGGTCTTGCGGATAGCGGACATTACGGAGGAGACACAGAAAAATGACAGATCCGATAACTCTTCAAAGTATATTGACTATGCTGGGTGTACTTGTGGCAATTGTAGCTGGAATCACTGCAATCATAGCCATTATCAAGTGGATCACGGGAGTTCATGACAGAATGCAACTATGGGATGGATACCAGAAGCAGATTTCAGATCTGGAAGCACGTATGACGGACAGACAAACTGATATAGAAGCAAAACTGCAGGAGATCAAAGCTGAGCAATGCATTTTGACAAGTTCGATGCTAGCGGTTCTGGATGGATTACAACAGCTTCACTGTAATGGAAACGTAACCAAAGCTCATTCGGAATTAGAACAGTACTTAAATGAACAGGCGCACCATTAAGGGGTAGTAGTCATATGACGATTGAAGAGATCATAAGCAAAGCAAATGCAGAGATAGGTGTGGCAGAGTACCCGTCAAACTCAAATAATGTGAAGTATAATACGGATTTCTACGGGCGCAAGGTATCGGGGCCGGCATATCCGTGGTGCTGCGTTTTTGTTTGGTGGGTCATGAAAGGAATCGCGGGATTTCCAAAGACAGCATCATGTGTGGCTCTGGCGAATTATTTTAAGAAAGAAGGAAGATTCTTCAACAGTAATCCGTTGCCGGGAGATATTGTATTTTTTAAGTTTGGAACAAATAACAGATGGACCAACCACGTGGGCATTGTGACAAGAGTCAGTGGAAACATAATCGAGACGATTGAAGGAAACACTTCCATCTCAAACCAGGATAATGGCGGGGCTGTAATGCAGAGAAAAAGATCTTCAAACATTGTAGGTTATGGCCGTCCGGAATATGATGCGGCTTCATCGGTACAACCGATTTTGCCTGTGAAATATATACAGGGAATTGATGTTAGCGCCTATCAGGGCATGATCGATTTTGAAAAAGTAAAGGCAGCAGGCATCAGCTTTGTGTGCATGAGATCTGTTAAAAAGGATGGGACGCTGGACCGGTATTTTGAAAAGAACCTTGCGGAATGTATCAAAAATAAACTGGATTACTCATGCTACAGATATTCCTATGCCATAAATCAGAAACAGGCAATAGCGGAGGCACAGTCGGTTCTGCGGGTCTTGGGATCTCGTAAGATGATGATCTGGTATGATATGGAAGACAAATCCCAAATCCCGCTCCGTAAGGAGGGAATTGAAAAAATCGCGGAATCATTTGCACAAACTTGTCGGGCAGCAGGTTTCGATGTCGGGATTTATTGCAATCTGAACTGGTATCAGAATTATATGTCTGATACAATGAAATCAAAATACAGATTTTGGATTGCTCGATACGGCAAAAACACGGGTCATCTCGATGAACGGTATAAGCCTTCCGGAAAAAACATTTTTGCATGGCAGTATACTTCAAAGGGATCAGTACCAGGTGTCAATGGATTTGTGGATTTGGATGTGATTTTGTGAAGTGATTACGGAACCCATTACGGAAACGGACTGATAAATGCGCACAAATGCGCTATTTTCGCTTGACTTTTAATCAAGTTGTCCGGGGTTCGAGTCCCCGGTGGCTCAGGAAAAGAAAAGCTCCGAAAAATCAATGATTTCGGAGCTTTTTGATTTGCCAAAACAAACAATTGTTCGAAGATTATTTTACAAAAATAGACATTTTTAGACATTCTTTTACGGAACCCATTACGGAAACCACACATCAAATATAATTTTATCAAATGTATTTTTTAGAAAAAACGGCATCCGAAGATGCCGTAAAGGATTATTGTTGAGAAGAGGCATACTCTTTGAGTAGCTGCCCGGCCTTTTTTATTTCATCAAGATCAACATGTGTATAAATCTCTGCCGTGATGGAGATATTTGCATGCCCCATCAGGCGCTGAGCAGTTCTGATGTCGACACCGGCTTTACACAGATCCGTACAGTAGGTGTGCCGGAAAAAATACGGAACAAAGTCTTCTGCCAATGGACAAGGCGGTACCAGAGCATTCCGGTAGGTCTTGCAGCCCATAGACAGATTCATTTCTCTCCTGAGCCTGGAGTAGAGTCTCTTATAAGAACTTTCTGTGTGTTTCCGCCCAGCTTCGTTTGGAGCAATCGGTTCAAAGGGTTTTGTATTCTTAATGGTGAGGTATAGATCGTCCGGAATCGGGACATAGCGGTCAGCATTTCTGGATTTAGTACCGTGAATATGCAGAAGATGTTGTTCGTGGTCGATATCCTTCCCGATCAGATTGATTGCTTCTTCAGGACGGCATCCGCATTTCAGGATGATCATGAAAAGCAGAAATCGATGATCCTGCTCATACACTTTCAAGAAGTGTTTCCGCTCTGTCTCGGTGATACTGCGGCGCGATCCCTTAGAACACTCTGGCATCTTAAGTCTCTTGGCCGGGTTGAACGGAATCAGCTGGTTGTCTACAGCTCTCTCGAAAAGGAATGATAGTTCCTGTTTTAGCTTATTACAGTGGGAATAGCTCATTCCGGAGCACCGATTCAGGATATCCTGGCATTCCGAAGACTTGATGGTTCCGATCGGTTTGGATCCGATGAACGGACTTACATATTTCTCATATCTCTTTTTGATCCATCCCAGATCCTGGACACTGTACTTATAGGTGTCAAACGCCTGTTCTGCCCATAGATCTACTGTCACATGAGAATCATAGATAATGACATTATCTCTAAGATCCCGGATCATGTTGGCCTTCTTGGTATAGATTTCCTCTTTCGTATTGCCTTTTACGGAATACTTTTTGCCGTTATGCATGAAAGATGTGGAATATTTGTATTTCTTTGCCATAGGATCCTCCTGTTGAACCGGTAAAAAAGAAGCCCTCCCGCATTGCTGCGAAAGGGCTAAGTCTTATAAACTGCCCGTAAAGGGCTAAGTTATACATATTATATCACAGCTTTGGGAAAAGTGTTACTTTTTTTTTCCAAGATAGAGGTATTCTATTGCAGCATCGATTAAATCCAGTTTTTCATTTGACAATCGTATGTTATGTAGTACATCGTAACTTGTCTTAGGATCGTATATCCGGATTTTGCTTATAGTAGTAATTTGACCTATAAGAGCAATGCTACCGCGCTTCATCTTTGACAGTTCTTTTCCCATTTTATTAAGGGAATCCACTTCTTTTGCAAGAGCATCAACCTCGGTTTGGATACTGGCTGTGGACTCTCCACTATTTTGATCGTTATTCAATCGTTCCCGAAGATCTGCTAGTTTCTCTGCTGTAAGCTTAGCCATAATAGAGCGTTTGGAATTGACACTCAAATACAGTTCGTTTCCCAGGTAGATTCTGTCATTCCCTAATTTATCCAAAACTTCTTTATTCTTCACGGATGTTAAGGGGACGATGGTAATAACTGGGTTATGGATAGAATTGTTGCGATCAAGGACTACCGCATAATGAAGGCCACCTTCTTCACTTCCAATATTGTATCCAAGGTGAGCCTTAATTATTTCGCCTCGTTTATATCTCTTGAGCGAACTAGGCTTGAAGTAGCTTTCTTTTTTTAAGAACCGCACATAATCTTCAATCCAATAACTGAATTTGTCAGCCTTCCCTGGATCATTGGAAGTAATAAGATCGTCCAAAAACGCTTCCATAGTTGATATCGCCATTTTTTTGTGTTTTCTTAACTCTTCGTCAGTTTTTTGTGTACTCATTATCTTAGACTCCTTTTCAAATTATCGTGTTCCATGTGATCATAGAACAGTATTCAATTTGATGGAATAATCATCCATGTGTAGAAGCTTCTATTTCCTGCACATTGCATTTCTCAAAATCATCTCCGTTGATATGCTTCATGGCATGATCATACGCGGCCAGCCGTTCGTCTGAACTGATCCCGTCATTGATATAAATTGTATAGTTACCATCCGCGCAGCGGGTTACCATCTCTTTGACACCGGACGGTAGCGGTACCAGATAAGTATAAACATCAGCCATCAGGATTTGTCTCCTTAAATCGTTTTAGCATTTCAGCGGCCATCTGTAGGTCCTTTGGATCGGCATCGCGGGCGGCATCGAATAGCGTGCGGAGATCCTGACTCTCGAAGATCTCCTGAGCAACAGCGGCGGTCTCATCGGAGAAGTAGTATTTCGTCCCGGAGGAAGATTCAACTTCTTTGCCGCTAACAGAAGACATGAGCATTGGAACGTCATATCCCATTAACCATGCCGGATTTACATTAAACGGATCTGCAATAAGTGATATCTGATCCTGACGAGGTTCGCGATCGCCATTCAGATAATTTGACAGTGCAGATTTTTGTATACCGGTGCGTTTGCACAATTCGGTTTGATTTATCCCATAGAACTGCATAAGTTCTTTGATTCGTTCTTTTGAATTGCTTTTTTTCATGATGATACTCCCTCCACTATAATGCGTGAAACCCCGTCGGTAAACATATAATACAACAAAATTCACAAAATGGCAAAAGATATTTCACAAAACAGAAAAAACATATTGACTTGCAAACTAAACCGTGCTATGATCATTGCAGTTCACGAAACGGAACAAAGGAGGATATTATGTATAATACTTCTAAGCTGAAAGGAAAGATCGTCGAGAGGTACGGAACGCAAAGTGCATTTGCTGCAGCTGTGCACAGAACGAAAGCATATGTCTCGCTTTACATGAATGGAAAAGTATATCTGGATCAGAGGGCAATTGAAGAGTGGGCGAATGCACTTGATATTTCCCAGGATGATATTCCAGATTATTTTTTTGCCAAATAAGTTCACGAAACGGAAACATGTGCTACCCTACGGGTACCACATGTAAATAGGGTATTGACATACCCTATTTAATAATCACTGTCTAACACAAATTACTGGGGGAATGGAATGAGAATCCATAGAATTATAAAGACTTTATTTCGAGGGCTGATATTCGTCCTGTATGTAGAGTCATTGAGATTCACAGCGCTTTTGCTAATACTCGTTATAAAGCGATTGGTTCAGTGAGAGGCGTTTTTGTTACAAAGAATTTACCACATACTACGGAGCATTCGACTTGAGACGGGAGAATTCGACCGGTATGGACAAGCTTTACAACGAAAAAATCAGCAGAATTCAAATAGAAAAAGGAAATGTGCACATCGCGACCGTTGAGTACTGTGGTTGCTCTGCAATGATCATATTTTACGCGCGTGATTTCAGAACTGAAAAAATAGACGTCATCGGAGCCGCGCAGGACTATGGATTCATTTTCCAAGTCGGATATTTTTATTCCGTTCCTGCTACGCGCCCAAATATGAATCTCAGTTTCATAAACGGAAGCAGGAATAAGAGAGTCGAATAGTAAAGAGTGGGTTTTATCATCTAACGGATATTCAGATTGGCCCATGCGGGAGATATACAAAAATAAGGAATTACGAAATAAATTCGACAGTAAGACAAACGCTATTCTCCACGCGACGAAGATTATGCACAAGACGATCATAAGTAGATCTTTTTCAAAAATGGCAATTATTGCCTGAAAAAAAATATCAATCATGGTGACCTCAATGAAAAAAGAAATACTAATACTGTTGCTTCTGCTTATATTATGCATCGCATTTTTGTACTTGAACACTAAATTTACATTTTTTTTGTTTTGTAATTAGTTGAAAACAATGCAGGCAGGGGAAAGGGCACAGTCCATCCGCATTCAGCGGGCATAATACTCCCCCAATATGACTTATTATTCACATACTGTGCCCTGTCCCGTACCTGCAGGCAAATGAGGAAAAACAATGACAGCAAAAGACATTGAAAGAGACATGAAAACCTATGTGGGCGGCGCGTCCTTCATTACGGTTGGCGAACTGACCAAGTATCTAGGTCAGACAAACACGAGCCGTGTCAAACAGAAGTATCTGACAAATGAATTTCGGTTGACCGGAACGAAATCATATTTCATTCCGGAGATCGCAAAGAAGGTATACGCAGAAGGAAGCTGGGAGTAATGACCCGGCTCAAGGAGGAAAACGAATGAAGGTAATTAAGATACTGAAATGGATGATTTATATCTCGCTATGGATTGGCGCAATCCTGGACTCGGAGAGCAGGACGATCCTGATAATGTGTTTCTTTGCGATCGCAAGCATCTGTTCCGGAGTACAGATCACGACCGGAAGGATCATGAAGAAAAGCGAATGGAAGTTGGATGACAAAACAATTTCGTCATATAAGAAGGCATTATGAACCACAGAACACAGGTTATTGCTGAAATGATACACGATCCTTGGACATGGTATTTCGTTTTCTGGAGCATAGTCTGCTACCTGATCTTCCGGTTTGGCAGCAGGGGAAAGTGACCAATATAGTCAATGCGCGAAAGGCCGATGCTATCGGTGTTAACACTTGATCATAGATATTAAAGTTAGGAGCACGTATGTACATACTCGATATCTTTCGGTTCAGAACATCGACCGAATATGAATACAAGTTCTTTGGAAATTACGGAGCAAAAGGAGAAAAGAGAAACCCAAAACAGAAAAGAACACCAGAAGATATCGAAAGACAAAATCAGTACCAGAGGACAAAGACGGTCAGACACCTGATCAAGGCGAACTTCTCTGAGGGAGATTACTGGTCTACCCTGACCTATGCTCCGGATGAAACGGGAAAGATCTCTAAGTCGATTCGGTCAATCGTAGAAGATCTGTCAAAGCTCCTCTCTCATCTCCGGTACCAGTATAAAAAAGCCGGATCACCGTGTAAGTTCATCTACCGCATTGAAATCGGATCCAGGGGAGGCATTCATGTTCATATCATTCTGAACAGGATTCCGGAACTTGACCGGATCCTGCAGAAGTATTGGACACACGGAAAGGTTCATAACGAACTTCTGGATGATGGGACGTATGAAGAACTGGCGAATTACATCGTAAAGCAGCCAACAGATCAGCAGAAGAAGCTTTTGAAAGCATTCGACAGCGATGATGTGAAGAAACTGATCCGCTATTCATGCTCCAGGAATCTTGAGCGTCCGCAGCCGGAAAGACATGAATATTCCCAGCGGACCATGAGATCCGTATTCAACAATGATCTGATCCCGAATGCGGGATTTTATATAGACATAAACTCCATCCGCAGAGGTATCAATGCATTCACAGGCATGAGTTATCTCTACTACCAAGAGAAGAAATTGACTGATCAGGCTAAGGCTGAATCGGTAAGAATATGTGAATGCCCAATCTGCCATCAACTGACTCTGGAATACTGCCTATGTGACTGCCAAAGGAAAAAAAAGCGTGGAAATAAACATATATCTGGACACAACGATCAAAAATCCAAAACGCGGAAGAGCATCGGCCATGTGGCTGATCGAGTGCGTGCTCAATGACCGTATTGAGTCGAGAGAGGGATTTGTGCATTTGCCGGATACGACAGAGGACGCAATCACAATTATGGCACTGATCAAAGGGCTCATGGAACTGAACAAATCGTGCAAATTCACGATCTACACAACGGACCGGAATATCTTCTACGCAATGGAAACGGGAAGAGCGCAGGGGTTGCAGAAAAGCGGATATGTGAATGCGAGAGGCCTTCCGGTAAAGAACGCAGAACTGTGGGAGATCCTGTTTGATCTGCTGAAAAAGCATGAGTGGAAGATTACACAAGAGGATCATACATACAAGATTTACATGGAATCAGAATTGAGAAAAGCACATAAACACGCAATAGAAATGGCAAAACGATAATGGGAAAGTCAATAATTCAGGCACATACGGACCGCAAAAACAGAGAATGCTTTCTGTGCAGACTGGAATCTACTGCGATACTGCCACATGAAAATCTTGAAAAACATCATTTTATGCATGGAACAGCAAACAGAAGGCTTGCGGAGAAATGGGGATTGTGGGGTTATCTTTGCCAGTACCATCACTGGGAGATCCACAACAGCGACAGAGAAAAAGATATATTTCTGATGCAAGTGTCGCAGGGAAGGTTTGAGCAGTTGTACGGCCATGAGAAGTGGATGGAAGTGTTCGGAAAAAACTATTTAATCTTGTAAAGGAGGAAAAGCATGAACGAATTACAAGTATTTCAGAACGAGGAGTTCGGACAGATCCGGACAATGGAGATTAACGGTGAGCCGTGGTTTGTTGGAAGAGATATAGCAACGGCACTGGGCTATCAGGATGCACGAAAGGCAGTAAACGCTCATACGGATGAAGATGATAGGACAAATCGCCCCGTCAGTGATGCGCTCGGGAGAAATCAGGACACAACGATCATAAACGAATCAGGTCTGTACAGTTTGATCCTGGGCAGCAGACTTGAAAACGCAAAACAGTTCAAACGCTGGGTCACGTCAGAAGTAATTCCGTCAATCCGGAAGAACGGTGGATATATTGCAAACCAAGAGAACCTGACACCGGAACAGCTGATTGCGAATGCAGTAGTGGTCGCACAGAAGATCTTGGCAGAGAAGGACAAACAGATTGAAGTCATGCAGCCCAAAGCGGATTATTTTGATGCGCTGGTAGAACGGAATCTTTTGACGAGTTTCCGGGACACAGCAAAAGAGTTCGGGATCGGGCAGCAGGCGTTCATTAATTTCCTGATCGCACAAAGATATATCTATCGTGACCAGAAGAAGAGACTTATGCCTTATTCGGACAAAAACAAGGGATTGTTCGAAGTCAAGGAATACAATTCCAGATATTCAGACCATGCTGGACTGCAGACACTATTGACTCCAAAAGGCAGGGAAACATTCAGACTGCTGTTATTCGGAGAGGGTTGAAACACCGGCCGAGAGGCAAAAGAAACCGCTCATGCGTTGTGTATCACGACACGTTATATGCCATTTGATGCTTCCGGGGAGCATATCCCCGGAGAGAGGAGGCGGAATGAGACCGGAACGGCAGCAGGACCTGAAGTTCGGAGACAGAATCCGTTGCAAAAATTGGAAGGATTTGCTGACAACTGCTTTGAGTTTATCGGCTGAAGGATACGGAGTATCGGTAATCGGATTCGCGGATATGTCTGATGATATTCTGACGATTACGGCAGTTCCGGAAAAACATGATGATCAACTGGAAGGGCAGATGTCAATCGAGGACTGGAATTATGAGAAAAGGAACTGAAGTCAAATGCATGACAGATCAGGACATGCTGGAGTTTATGAGATGGATCCGTGGCAGAGGAGGGGAGTGTATCTGTACGGATTACAAAATGAGGGTGCTGAAGATTATAAGAGGGACAAAAGATGAATACAAGGTTATCAAAGCACATAGCGTTGACGGTGAAGTTTATGAGCTTTTTAGCGTTGACGGTGTTCTTGGTGCTGTCAACACAGATGATAGTACAAGCTAGATCAGAGTATAGCGAACAGGAACTGTTTTATAGGGTAGTGGAGGCAGAAGCGGGAAATCAGGGAATGACAGGAAAACGATTGGTGGCGGCAGTAATATACAACAGAGTTCAATCCGAGAAGTTCCCGAATACGATATACGAAGTTCTGACAAGTCCGCATCAGTTTTCAACGGTATGGAACGGAGCTATAGACAAGGTAGAGATCTCCGACGAAACGGTTGTAGCAGTTACGCTGGAAGCAAAACACAGATCAGATGACGAAATTTTATATTTTAATTGTGGAGAATGCTCCGGAAAGTTTGCATATAAGTACAAAGGTCACAATTTTGGGAAATAAAAGGAGAAGACGCATGGAAACAGAAGCTAAGAGAGGAAAGATGGTCGCATACCTGCCGATCAGTAAGCTGCATCATCATCCGAAAAATCCGAGAAAGAACATCGGAGACATCACAGAACTGACGGAATCGATCAAGAAGAATGGTGTCATGCAAAATCTCACAGTCATTGAAGGATTTTACAGAGAGAAAAACGGCGAGTTCTTCAATACCGACACAGAGTATACAGTAATCATCGGTCATAGGAGACTTGAGGCTGCAAGGGCAGCAGGGCTGAACGAGATTCCCTGCAGGATTTACAAGAACATTCCTGAGAGTGAGCAGATCACAACGATGCTGGAAGAAAACATGCAGCGCAATGATCTGACACCGATCGAACAGGCAGATTCGTTCCAACTGTGCCTGGATCTCGGAGAAACGGTTGAGAGTATAGCAGAAAAAACAGGCTTTTCAAAGAGTACGGTATATCACAGGATTAATTTGGGAAAACTTGACCGGGCTGTTGTGAAAGCGGTTGAAGATGACGAGTCATTCCAAATCACGATGAAAGATTATATTGAGTTGGAGAAAATCAAGGACATCGAGACAAGAAACCAAGTGCTCAAAGAGGCAAGAAACTCCAATGACCTTCGGTTCAAGGCTGAACAGGCCGCCAAGGGCGAACAGAGAGAGACAATGGAAGAGGATGCCAGGAAAATACTGGAAAGGCGAGGCTTGAAAGAGGGTGAAAAAGCGGATCAGTGGAATGGAAAATACGACAGGCTATACTACCACAACGTCATGGAGAATGACATGACGAATGATTTCTATATACCGGACGACATTGACGAGAAGATCGAAGATGGAGCGGTATATGTAATCAGCTGGGGAACAATAACAATTCTGAATCCGAAAACAATGGCAGCAGGGGAAACAGAAGAGACCGATGAAGGAGAAGAAGGGCCTTCTGAATGGGAACGAGAACGACAGGAACGCGATAAAAGGAATGAGGAATACAGGGCTATTAGGGAGCGACTCGAAGAAAAAACGCATGATTTTGTCATGGATATTATTGTTGGAAAGCTGGAAGACATCGAAAAGGTCGAGATCAATGACTATTCCGAGCAGATGTTGAATCTGATCATGGACTATGACGAAGAAGCAAACTTTATCACATGGAATGATATTGTTAAATTTGTCACTGGAAAAGATCAGTATGATTTCGAAACAAATGAAGAGTTTCAGGAAGAGGTAGAAGATCTGAAGAAGAACCTTCCGCTCCATCATAGAATGCTGATCGCGATGGCGGTAACCATGAACGAGTGGAAGACCATTAAATATAGCGGTGAATATATACCAGACACCGGAAAGAAGATCCTGCAGGGATATTGTATTCTGGAAAGATGGGGCTTTGAACTCGAATTCGAAGAAAGACTTCTCCTAAACGGCTGTCATGAACTGTACAAAGATGAGGAAGAGCCTGAAGAGAAGGAAGAATAGTGTTTGCCTGGATAGGCAAAGCAGTAGGAAAGCTGAATGTGATATAACATGAACATTGACAACTGAATAGTGGTTAGTGAAATTGTGTAAAAATTACACAAAAACTGTTGACTTATACACAATAATTGTGTATACTATAATCAGCAGGAGGAAAGTGGATGAAGCGAAGGGATTTAGAAAACATGATGAAAAATGCAGGATTCAAATTTAGCAGACATGGTGGAGACCACGACATTTATAAGAGAGGAAATGATGAGGAGTCAATACCAAGGCATAAGGAAATAAACGAAAACCTGGCAAAGCACATCATAAGGAAATGGGGGCTGAAGTAAAGCCCCCAATCCCTTACAACAATAGGAGGAGAAGATATGACTATAGCGTATCCAGTGATTTTTACACAGACAAACGATGAAAAGGACACGTATCTGGTATATATTCCGGATATGGACGGAGCAACGGAAGGATATGGTCTGGCTGATGCAATTCATATGGCAAGGGACTATATTGGATGCACATTGTATAGCAAAGAGGAAAAGGACTATCCGGTGCCGAGCAAATTGACGGACATCGATCCTGCCTCAGGAGAATTTCATGATGCGGGAAAGTCTATAGTATCTGCAGTGGATATAGACGTGACGGAATACTGCAAAAGACTGGATAATGCACCGGTCAGAAGAAATGTGAGCCTTCCGAACTGGCTAAATCGGAAAGCAAACGAGGAACACATAAATGTGTCAAGAGTGCTTCAGGAAGCACTGATGGAAAAGATGAATTTGGCATAACAATAATATAAACCAGACAGAAACCACTAACCATTGTACGGTTGGTGGTTTTTTTGTTAAAAAAGGAGGGCGAATGACAAAAGACGGGAAAATGATCTATGCAGTCGATTTTGATGGCACGCTGTCTTTGGGTAGATGGCCGGAAGTAGGAAATCCGAACAAGCCCCTGTTTGAGTTTCTGATAAAAGAACAGGCAGCAGGTGCAAAGATGATCCTTTGGACAAACAGATCCGGAGGGTTGCTGATGGGAGCAATAGAGTATTGCAAACATAGAGGCTTGATTTTTGATGCGATAAATGAAAATCTTCCGGAAATTATAGACATGTACGCGGGAGACAGCCGAAAGGTGTGTGCGGACTGCTACATTGATGACAAGGCATTGAATCCATTCCAGAGTCAGTTCATCACGGTTCCGGTAGGATTTGTATTTCAGCAGATGGAGGAAGAATAAAATGAGTGATACAAGGCAAATCAACGAGGAATATGCAATGATCGGTGAAGAACTGATCGCAACAGAACAGGCGCTGGCAAACCTTCGGGGAATGCCGTACACGATTATCTATTTATCCAGCAATCACAAAAAGAAAAGCAAAGGAAACTTGATTCTCGGACAATGCGAGAAGGTATCCGAGAAGAACAAATGGGCGATTCCATGCGATTTCACGATCACGATATTCGAACCGAATTGCGTGGGCCTAGATCCCGACCAGATACGGACGGTCATTTTCCACGAGCTGTTGCATGTTGGTGCTGATCTGGAAGAGCCGTATGTAAGGCCGCATGACCTTGAAGACTTTAAATTGATCATTGACCGGTTCGGTGTGGACTGGTGTAAAGCGAAAGGAACAAACGAATGATAGTAAACGCTGAAATAATCAACGTACCAAAAGAGGTGAAACATCGGTGGATTGTTGCCCGAAGAGAAGACAGCAGCGCAGAGTTGTGGTGGTATGCATCCTATGATGATGAGGAACTTGCCTATTCAGAGGCGCAGAAAGTTGGAAATGGCATAGTTCTGGAGAGAAGCGAGAGATCCGAGATGGGGTAACCATGGGAACTGTAATTTTATCGATAATTATTCCGTACTACAACGCAAAAGAGTACACAGATGAGCTCCTTGCTTGTCTTGATAAGCAGATGACTGATGAAGTTGAGGTGATCCTGGTGGACGATGGTTCGAAGGTTCCGTATAAAACGGAATACAGCTGGTGCACCATAGTTCGGCAGAGGAACAAACGGTGCGCCGGCGCCAGAAACACCGGTCTTGATATGGCAGTAGGCGAGTATATTCAGTTTATTGATGCTGATGATATGGTTCCGGTCTATTTTATCGCTCGGATTCTGCAGGAGATAGCGGAGCATCCGTTTGATGTTTGTGACTATTCATGGAAGTCACTTTCCCGGGAAGGAGTTCAGCATAATAAGATCCTGCGGAACCGTAGTGATCGGCTGGGAAACCCATCTGTTTGTACTAGGTGTTTTTCCAGGGCTTATATTGGGGATAATCGTTTTAATACGAAAAAGGATACCACCGAGGACGAGGACTTTTCTCGGAGACTTGGGTATCTGGATCCAACCAGGCCGCATGTCCATACTGCGATACCGGAATATATGTATTATTATCGGACCGCGGTTGAGAACAGTAAAATCAAGCGGTTTAAGCAGGGCCTGATGCATACGAAGCGGATTGTGTATTATTTCAACCACGTGACTGCGGATATGCATCATCTCCTGTCGGAGATCAAGAAGGAAGATCAGGACAACGAGGTTTGGCTGCTAACGAATAGAAACGATATACCGGAACTCGGGCGCTATTGTCAGATATCTGCTCCGATACATATCTGGGCGCATGAGTTAAGGGGCGATCCGTACAGCGCTTGCACGATCATTGACCCGCCTATGATGACGCAGATCGTAATATACTGCGAGCATTGTGCGATTGTTGGTGGAATAACCACGGTGATCTATAATTTTTGTTATTTCATGCGCAAGCATTACGATATCATCGTTTTATATGAAAAAATGGATGATCTGCAGACCCGCAAGCTCTCGGATATTGTGCAAGTGGAACGGCTGGATCCTGGCAAGCAGATTTACTGCGATACCTTGATTTTGAACAGGCTGACGGACGTGATCCGGGAGAATATCCATTACGAGAAGAGTATTCAGATTTGCCATGCCTGCAGACAGATCAACTATCGCATTCCGCAGGACCGCGACATTTTAGTGAACGTATCAGCTGCGGCGAAGGAATCCTGGGGCGCGGAATCTGCTTCCGGGGTCGTGATCCACAATTTGGCTCGCGTGGATCGGGAGAAATGTCTGATTCTGGTTTCGGCAACCAGGGTGAACACAATCGACAAGGGCTCCAATGATCAGCGAATGCGCAAACTGGCGGAGATGCTTATGGCGGCAGACATAAAGTTCTTATGGTTTAATTTTACGGAAGGATCGCTGCATAATATGCCAGATACGTTTATTAACATGCCGGCGAAGGCAAACATCCATCCGTATATTGAGCGCGCGGATTATCTGGTGCAGCTCTCGGACGCGGAAGCGTATTCCATGAGTATCCTGGAAGCGTTATCGCTGAATACGGCAGTTATTGCAACTCCGTTTCCATCTCTTTTTGAGGAAGGGTTCGTGGACGGCGAGACAGGGTACGTGATTCCGTTTGATATGAATTTTGACGTTCGCAAGTTGCTGCAGGTGCCTGAATTCGAGTTCTCGTATGATAACGATGCGATCATCAGGGCATGGCGGAAGTTGCTGGGAAAGAAGAAGCCGAAAAAACAGTATAAACCAGATCAGCTCGTGGAGATAGTTTGTATCGGCAAATACCATGATAACGAATTATCCAGGACCGTCAGAATAGGCGAAAAATTGAAGGTAACGCAAAAGCGGGCGCAGGTCATCTGCAGCGCTGGCTTTGCTCGGGAGGTGAATAAATGACGAAGTGGGATCTTGAGGAAATAAGGGAATCTGAAAAGAAGATACATCAGAAGCATCTGGAATTAGAGGCTTTGCGCTATAAGGCTTCCGGTGCTGGCGCGATTCGGTATGATAAGGACCGCGTGCAGACATCCCCGCAAAATTATATGGAAATGGCTATCGCGGATGCTGTGGAGATCGAGAAGGAAATTGACGAGGCGGAAGCAGCCATTGAGGGCAAGAAGGGCGAAGCCTATTCCATAATCAGAAGGATGGAGCACCCGGATCAGCGGGCAATCTTGGAATGGTATTATCTGAATGGCTTTTCTATGGTGGACGCTGCAGGCAAACTGAACATGTCTGAACGTACTGCGTACTACCTGAAAGAGGACGCTATCGAAGCATTTATTATGATTGATTAAAAGTTTGCAGTCCATTTCAGTTGATTGCAGTTGACATATCTGATATGTTGTAGAGGGAAAAAGTTTAAGGACGGCCAGATCGGCTGTCCTTTTTTCGTGGGGAAAATATGAAATATATAATCATGTGCGGTGGTCCGTTCAGTTGGAAGCCATTGAAGGTCGTGTTTGGCGAGACGATAATCGCGCGGACAATCAGGCTGCTCCGAGAAAACGGCATTACGGATATCGCATTGAGCACGAATGACGAGAGGTACGAAGAGTACGAACTTCCTATTCTGCATCATAATAACCCGATGGTCTGGGAAGGGTTCGTATGGCTTCGGGCCTTTTATCCTATGACGGAGCCGGTGTGCTATGTATATGGCGATGTATTCTTTTCTCCGGAGGCGATCAAGACCATTGTTGATACGCAGACGGATGATATTGAGTTTTTTGGATCCGCGAGACCTTTTAGTCCATTGTATACGAAGAAATGGGCGGAGCCGTTTGCGTTTAAGGTCCAGGATACGGATCACTTTGCCAGGGCTCTGCAGCAGACGCTTGAGCTTGATGCGCAAGGACGCTTCAGGCGCATGCCGATATCGTGGGAACTCTGGGCAGTTATTAAGGGCACGGATCTGAACCGCATTGACTATACCAATTACACTGTGATCAATGATTACTCCGTGGACATTGACTCTGCGGAACAGATGCGGGAGATAACTGATCGGGGTCCGGAAATATACCGGGGGGGGCCTCGATTTAGACCGGAGCCTGCATTAAAGACCGGGTCCTACAGTTGAGCCTTGGCTGGCCACGACTTTT